CGTATCGACCTTGATATCTAAAAGGCAATCGCTGTTCTTCGAATTCTCGCTCCACTTGGGATCTTGTCGGCGGTTGTATTTGTAGGGTTTGCTGTACGAATCGCCCAAGTTCACCCACAGCGTGCCGGAGGGTTTCAGTACGCGGCGGCACTCGTCGAAGATCATGCACAGATGCGCGATGAACTCCTCGCGCGTAGGTTCCAACCCCAACTGTCCCGACCAACCGTCCGGCCACTCGATCGAGCCGATGCCGTAGTCGCGCATCTGCCAGTACGGAGGCGAAGTGACGATGCAGTCCACCGACTCGTCGGGAAGCAAACGTAGACCTGAGATGGCGTCGGTATTATAGATTGTGTTCAGTTGCATATCGAGTTAAGGCATTATTCGGCAATACGGCTTTCATATCGGTAAATCGTCATCAGAATCCGGTATGCCACCTGCGGGACGATGGCATTGCCGTAACATTTGATCGCTTCGGTGCACCATCGAACTACATGGCTGCGGCGTCTGCTCTGTCGATCGTCGAGTCCCGCAAAAACGGCAGCAGGATCCAACCGTTCGGAAATCCCATCATCTCCTCGACGAACAGGGGGTTGAGTCGGGAAGTCGTCCCAATCCGGTATGCTTCCGTGCCGTCGAGCGGTCGAGTATATCCGTTCGCTTCGGGTTCCGGAAGCAGATGCAACAGAGACATCCTGCTCAAGCCCAAGCTCCAATTCGCACCCCGTTCGTCGATCTTCCGCCATATTCCGGTCGACGTCGCGACATACCGATCCTTGCTGCTTATCACAGAACCGATAGTCGCATCGCTGACTGTCGGCGTCGGCAGTAAATTCAACGGCAGCGGCTCCATCCGTCCGTTTCGACATATCTTCAGTCCTTGTGTTTGAACCGTCGGCAATACGAGCGACGAACCATGTTCGGTATCGCCGGTGCGGCGCATCGACACCGCAAGCTGGAAGTACGTACGGCTGGACGCTGTAACCTTCAGCTTCCAAATCAGCGCACACCTGCTCGAATACCAATCCTTGCGACCAACTAACGATTCCGAGAACATTTTCGCCCACGACCCAGCGGGGACGGATTTCCCGAACAGCTCGCAGCATCTGCGGCCAGAGATAACGATCGTCCTCTGTACCTCGTCGTTTGCCTGCCGAGCTGAACGGCTGGCAGGGGAAGCCTCCCGAGAGAACGTCGATACGGTTTCGCCAAACAGAGAAATCTGTCGTGCAGATATCGGTGTATTGTTTTGCATGAGGGAAATGGTATTCGAGAACACGGCGGCAAAACGGATCCGTGTCGCAATTGAACTTGTTTTCGAAGCCCGCCCATTCGGCCGCAAGGTCGAAGCCTCCGATGCCGCTGAAGAGCGAGGCGTGTGTCGGACGACGATTCATTATTGCCGGTAGTTCGTCGTAATCCACTCCTCCTGCCGGCGGCGGGAGACTTTCGAGGCGGTGATGGTGCGGTCGAGCCGATGGATCGTCCAGCCGTACCGGTCGGCGAGGCGTTCGATCTTCTCGTGCGGGAACATCGTGAGCATGAACTTCCCTTCGACCGCCGCGAGCGTGTCGAGCAACCTCGAAAAATCCTCCTCGTCGAACGTACCGTTGTAGTGTCCGCAGTCGCTGCCGACATAAGGAGGATCGACGAAGTGGAACGCCTCGGGGCAGTCATAGCGGCGGATGACATCGATGCCGTCCTCGCACTCGACCGTAACGCGGCCGAGGCGGCTGCACAACTCCTCCGTGAAGGCCTCTTTCGCATTGCGGAGTTTCAGCGTCGTCGTGCCGCTGCGGTCATAGCCGAACGTTCCGTCGATCATCGAGGCGAAGCCCAACTTCGTACAGACCCACACCGCCCAAGCCCGCTCGACGGGTGTGAAGAACGACGGATGCTCGTTGATATGCCGTGCGTGCGCGTGTATCTCGCGGCTGTGGAGCGTCGCATCGATCATCGCCTTAAGTGCCGCATACTGCGTCTGCGCCACGCGGTAGAAGTTCACCAATTCGGTGTTCGTGTCGTTGATGACCTCGCATTGCGCGGGCGGCTTGGCGAACAGCACGGCGCAGCCGCCGCAGAAGGCTTCCGTGTAGAGCGTATGTTCGGGAATCAGCGGCAGGATATGCTTCAGAAGCATCTGCTTGCCGCCATAGTATGAAATCGGAGTTTTCAGTCTGGCCATAAGGGTTCGGTTATCGGAGTTTGAGGAATAAGAGCAGAAGAAGCGTCAGTGCGACAAGTGCCGTCGCCCACTTGAGCCATGCGATACCGGAGGATGGCTGCTCGTCAGTCTGCTCCTGTACGTCGTTGCGGGCTGCCGTGTTGATGCGGCTATGCGAAATGCTGTCGGTAAGGATCGTTCGGTCGTTCTGCATCGATACCTCGGTATAGGCGATGCGCTTGACCGGCTGCCGGGAAACACTCGCCACCGGAATCTTCGGAGGCGGAAGAACGGCGCGGAGCGTGTCGGTCGGATTCGGGAGCCGGTCGTTGCTCGGTTCCGGATATTCTGCCGGCGGATAAAACTCCACGACAGTCCGGCGGAGCGTTCCGATCTGCCGCTTGAACTCCTGCCGGAACAGCATCGTAAGGGTCGAGTCGATGATAGCGAGCGTCTCGTGCCGCTCGGATCGCGTGCTTCGGAGCGAAGAGCAGCCGGCAGCGGCGATCGTCAGGATAATCAGGGTTATTTTCGGATACATCGTTTCATTTCTTCGATTCGTTCCATGCGTTCCTGCATGGTCGGTTCTTGTTTGGAGGGAGCCGTCGGCCCCTCCCATGGCAGCGGGAACATCTCGGTCATCGGGCGGCGGTCTTTGCGGTCGAGCTGGATGCAGGTAGCAACCCATACCGCCCACCGTTCGCGTTCCCATGCCTGCCGCTGCCTATCGCCTTCGCGTTTCGCCCAGCCGAGCCACGCGTAGATGAACTCTGCGGGCGTCAGACGTTCGAAGGCTTCGGGTGCCAGTCCCATCTGCCCGACGGCGATGGCGAACCACCGCTCGTAGGTTACCGCTTGCGGCTCCCCGTCGTCGGGCGTTTCCCGTTTTTTGAGAGGTCGCCCAACTTATCCGTCAGCGGCGCGATGCTCTCGACGAAGAGTTCCGAGACGGCAAGAATGAGGGACGGCTCCTCGTCGAAGATGTCCCACACCTCGTCTTCGGTGTAGCGGCGGTCGCTGCCGGCACGTCGTGCACCCTCGTTGAGTCCCGTAGCGGTCAGCGCGACGATGCTGTCCAACGATCCGAGGGCGTCGTTCGAAGCGACCGTCTGCCCGAACTCCGCACCGCGCTGCCTGACGAACTCGTCGATGGCGCGCAGTCCGAAGTGGATCGGGTGCGGCGTGCCTTGAATGATGATCTCTTTCATAGCGGTCAGGATTCAGGTTTGTCTACCGGCGTCAGGTTGCCGCTGCCGGTAAGCGAATAACTGTAAGAGGCATTGTCGCCCGCAGGCGTCGAGAGCGAGAAGGTCGTGATGTAGGCTTTGCCTGTGTACATCTTCGCGAGTCCCGTGAGCGGCGACTTGACGACCACCTCGACGAGTTTTTTCCGAAGTACCAGGTCGAGGACCTCCTCGGCGGTATGGCTGTTCTCGATCGAATCGTCGATGACCACCAGCCCGTCGCCGTCCACCGACCACGATACATCGCCCGGCCATTTCTCCTTGCCGTCGGTATCCTTCGTGCGCAGCTCCTTCATCTCCAAGTCCACTTTCAGCGTGTGCGTCGTGGCGTGGAGCGTCGTCTTATCGTCCACCAAGAGAATGATGTCCTCGCCTTGGACGACCTGTTTGTTTCCGTAAGTTTCAGGCATAAGTTATCGTTTTGTCGTTATATGATTCTGAATGACATCATCGCGCCGTGCAGATCATAGTCCGCGTAGTATTCCGTCGCCGAGGAGACGAAACGGCTGCGTTTGTCATCGAACTCCGCACCCTCTAAGGCGGCGATCACGCGATGCTTGAGGCGTTCCGCACCGGAGACCCTGCTGTCGTAGACCGCGACCTCGAACATCGTCCGGTAGCCGGCGATGCCGTGCAGCGTCCTTACGGGCGTCTCCTCCGGAACGGAAAATGCGGCGAAAGGCGCAGGCGTCCGGGCATCGACCGCACCGGCTTGGATCCTATCCGCCAATTCGGGAATCTCATGCTCCAAAAGTGCGATCAACTGTTTCTTGAAATCCGTCATTTCGATACCGGTGCGAAGTTTTTATTCACGAACTTCTCGACTGCCGCAGCCAACTCGTCGCCGAAGATCGCCGCCGTGCGCTCGGAGTTTTCCGTATAAGCCTGCTCCAGATAAGGCGTCGGTCGGATGCCCCTGACGCTGCGGACGAAGACCTTTTTGCCCTGCGCATCGTCGAAGACCAACAACTTGCCCTTTTTCGAGGTACGCGGGTCGGCAGTCCCCTCGTGGATGAACTTGCCGTAATATTCGTTCACGGCGCCTTTCTTCTTCGTGCGTTCGAAGACCGGCTTCACGGCGATGGCCACCTCCGACTTCGAAGCGTTGCGATCCTTGTAGCGAACCGTGCGCAGCTGCTTCTTCAGTTTGCCCGTGCGAACGGGGACTTTGCTCCGTGCCGATTGCAACATCGGTTTGGCCAAGGCGCGCAGAGCCGCA